ATTGAACGTCTAAATGTTGCAGACACTAGATTACAATTAATGGAAAAAGATCTTGAAGAGAATACAGAGTTTAGAATCAAGTGGCCACGTGGACAATTGGGTTCATTGCCCGCCGATTCTGAGCAGTACATGATGATTGAGGATCTTTATAAGACCACGGATAAGTTAAATGCACATATCGAAAACATGGCTTTAAATAAAGTAAACATCGAGTTTTTAAGAAAGCAAATGGACAAGGTTTTGTTAGATATTGAAAAATTAAAAGATGCTAATCGTGAGATTGGTTACAAGAACGGGAGTTACTCACAATGATAGAGTCTGTGATAGCACTTTTGATGTTTATAAACGGAGAGATCAAGGAACACCTTGTGCAAGAAAATATGGCTGCGTGCCTTCGGGGCAAGCGTCATGCTGAACGTGAGTATTCAGAGTCTGTGTCTTACAAATGCTATAAGGGTAAAGCAGAGATAGAGTTATATCAAGGTAGAAAATATATCAAAGCTTTAATCCTTGAATGAAATTTATTCTTACTTTAATCATTTGCTCACAAGTTGCTGGTGATTGTATGCCACCATACAAATGGCCAAAAGATTTTAATTCACAATACGATTGTTTACTTTTTGGATACGAAGAATCGATTGTAAAAATGAAAGAGGTAGGACGTACAGATATCAATAAATATGGCATGTTTATAAAGTTTTATTGCACTCCACAACCGCCTACAGTATAATAGGTTATGAATTTTAAATTTGATTTATTAAAAGCAAGCAAAGAAAAAAGAACAAAAGAGTCTGCTATGGCAATTCTTAGAAAAAGAAGTAAAGATTCTGTAGCTAGACCTAGAGCAGAAAAAAATATATTATCAAATAATCCAAATTTACAAAAAATATAAATGAATCTTTCACGTAATTTTACTTTACAAGAATTAATCAAATCAGATACTGCGATACGTAGGGGAATAAATAACAACCCAAATGCAGAACAAATAGAAAAATTAAAAGCATTATGTGAAAATATTTTACAGCCAGTACGGGATCATTTTGGCAGAGTCAAGGTGACAAGCGGTTTTCGTAGCGTAGAGTTATGTCTTGCCATAGGCAGTTCAAGTAATTCACAGCATGCCAAAGCCGAGGCTGCAGATTTTGAATGTGTTGGTGTGGATAACGCTGAACTTTTTGATTGGATTAAAACTAACCTTACGCCAGATCAATTAATACTTGAATATTATACTCCAGGTGAACCTAACAGCGGATGGATTCACTGCAGCTGGATAGAAGGCACGCCAAGAGCATCATTTTTACATGCTTTTAAATCTGAAGGTAAAACTAAATACAAACCTATAATGGGAAAGGCAGTTGATTTAGTTTAATTTAAATGAACAACTGCAATAACTGTTTAACTATACATTCAAGTCATAATGGAAGTGTTTCAATAAGTGTAGATAATGAGCTTATTGTACATACTGAAATTAGTAGATTTAATAAATTTAAATACTCTCCTTTACCTTCTTTTGAATTAATTGAAAAAATAAATTCATTAAATATAGTATTTGATACTATTTTAATTACATATCAATTTGATAATTGTTTAGGTCTTTGGAAAGATTTTGTTAAAAAATATATTAATAAAACTGAAAATTGTAAAATATTATTTTCTAACGAACATCATCTATTTCATGCAGCTTGTGCATTAACTTTTTCAAGTGATGAAAATATAATTGTTTGGGATCAAGAAGGTAAAATTGAAAATTTTGGTGAATTTGAGGCTTGTGAAAATTTTACATTTTATAACAATAAACTTAAAAAAAATTTTCAAGAACTATACACAAATTCATATATAAATAAAAAAATTAATAATTTATATGTTAGTAATGAAATTGGTCTAGGGGATGCTTATAGTTTTCTTTGTTATAAATTAGGTTTAAAAAAAAACGATAATTTTCCTGAAGGTAAAGCTATGGCTTTATCAAGTTTTGGAAGTTTTGATAAAGTAGAATACAATAAATTATTAGAAAATTATAAGTTTAATAAAAATTATGTTTGGAATACATTTTTAGACCACAATAAAAATTATGAAGACTATAATAATTTTTTATTAAAAGATTTTAATGATACTAAAACAAAAAATTTTGTTTACACTTTTCAAAAATGTTTTGAGGAATTGTCATTAAAAAAAATAGAAAGTCTTAATATACAAAATTTTACTGCTACTGGTGGAGTGTCTCAAAATATTTTGAATAATTCAAATCTTGCAAAAAGCTTTAACTTAAAAGTAGATCCCATGTGTAATGATCAAGGAATTTCTTTAGGTTCTCTTAATACTTTAAACAATAATAATTTAAAAAGAAAACATCCAATATATTTAGGTTTCGAACCAAAATATGATTTATCTATTTTTGATATGAACTTTAAAATTATTAATTCAACTGTTAATGAAATAAGTAAAATTTTGTTTAATGAACCTATTGCTATTTTTCAAGGAAGATCAGAACAAGGGCAAAGAGCTTTAGGTAATAGGAGTTTGCTTATTAATCCTTGTTTAAAGAATTGTATAAAAATTATTAATACCATAAAAAAAAGAGAATGGTATAGAACTTTTGCATGCTCTATTTTAAATGAAAAATTTTCCGATTATTTTGAAAACCCAAATAATACAGATCCTAGATTTATGATGTTTGTTTATAAAGCAAAAAAAGAAAAAATAGATATTCTCAAAAATGTTATATCACCTGAAAATCTTTCAAGGGTTCAAACAGTTTCTGCAAATGATAATTTTAATTATTATAATTTACTTAATATATTCAATAAAAATTTTAATATACCTTTTATTTTAAATACTTCTCTGAATAAACCTGGTGATGTAATAGTTGAAGATTTGAATGATTTAAAAAGACTAATGTTGAAAACTCCATTAAAGTATGCTTATCTACCAGATATAAACAAAGTAATAAAAAAAATATGACAATTGGAAGATCACAAATATCAAAACAAGTCGAGGGCAAACTTCGTGGTGCAAGAGACGAAAAAGAGAAGAAAAAAAGAGTTATAGCATCAATAAAAAAGAAGAAAAAAAACCCTTTAGCAAAGACGTTTACTGCATAATTAAAAAATGTTATAATTTGGCATGACTAAATTATGCCCAAGAGGAAAAGCAGCTGCGAAGAGAAAATTTAAGGTATACCCCTCAGCATACGCAAACGCATATGCTAGCAAAATCTGTGCAGGTAAAATTAAAGATCCTTCTGGAGTAAAGAGAAAAGATTTTAGAGGACCAAAACCTGCAGGTAAAGCTAACGGTGGTGAAATTAAAATTAAAAAAGTTATTACTGGATTAAAAAAAGCATCAAAGTTACATGCAGCACAAGCTAAAAGCTTACAATCAGTGGTAAAAGCAAAAACAGGTAAATTAATAGGACAACCATACAATGGTAGTTACATTAAAGGAGATCTTGCAGGAATGGAAGTATCTAATGAAAGTTTAAGTAATTACTATGACGGAATGTTAGATTAGTGATATGTCACTTAAAAAATGGTTTTCACAAAAATGGGTAGATATTGGAAGCAAGCGAAAAGATGGATCTTACGCACCTTGCGGTCGATCCAAATTAGCAGCCGATCAAAAAAGAAAATATCCAAAATGCGTGCCTGCTGCAAAAGCAGCGAGGATGACAGACTCACAAAGGCGGAGTGCCGTTGCAAGGAAAAGAGCTAAACCACAAGGAGTCGGTGGTAAACCAACAAATGTGAGCACCTTTACCAAGAAGTATTATGGTGGTATGATAGAAATTTAGGAGAATTATGACACAAACCTTATCAGAAAAACTTAAAGGATTATTTAAAAAAACAGATGTTTATCTTGGAAAAGCATTAGACAAAAAAACATCAGGTTCAAAATTTATTGGTCCATCTCAAAGAGATTACAAACTGTATAAAGCTGGACAGAAAACCACTAAAGCACTTTCAAAAATAGGTCTTGGAGGAAAAACAATACCTTCAAAATCTAAAGCTTTAGTAACTGCTAAAACTGCTGCTAAATTTAGAAAACTTGCACCACTAGCAAAAGTAGCTAGAATTGCTAAGGCAGCAACACCACTTGCTTTAGGATTTGAAGCTGCTAATCTTGCTTACAAAGTTGCAACAAGAACACCAGAACAAAAAGCTAGAGCAAAAGCATTAAAAACTAAATTGAGAAAAAAATCAACAAAACAATCTCATGCAGATCTTCTGAAGATGAGATTTGGAGGAGATACTATGTTAAAGAACCCAAAAAAAGCTGACTTAGATAAGGATGGCAAATTATCTAGTTACGAGAAAAAAAGAGGAAAAGCCATCGAAGCTAATATGAAAGCTAAAAAAGGTAAAATGATGTACGCTTCTATGGGTATGGAAGCTAAATCTACAAAAGGTTATGGCGCAGCTAGAACATCTGGCATGGGTCTACAAGATGAACAATTAGTACCGGGAAAGTCTTTAGATTATTATAAAGATTTAATGTAATGAATTATGGCTACGTCAGGAACTACAGCATTCGATTTAAATATCGATGATATTATTGAAGAAGCATACGAAAGATGTGGTATGCGGACTAATAGTGGAAATGACTTACGTAGCGCAAGAAGAAGTTTAAATCTTTTATTTTCAGAATGGGGTAATAGAGGAATCCATCTTTGGAAAGTAGAATTGAATGAAGTAGCTCTAATAGCGGGAACTGCAACTTATACCGTAGATGCACAAGTAAATGATGTTTTAGAAGCGTATATTTCAACAACTGCTGCAGCTAGCAATACCTCTTCAACTAATGATATATCATTAACAAAAATTGATAGATCTGCTTACGCTGCTTTACCTAACAAATTACAAACAGGACAACCCTCACAATATTTTGTTGATAGACAAACAACGCCTACAATTAATTTATATTTAGCTCCTGATGCAACGACTTTTACTACATTAAAATTTTATACAATAAATAGAATTGAAGATGCTGGCATATACACAAATCAAGCTGATGTAGCTTACAGATTTTTACCTTGTATGTGCTCAGGTCTTGCTTATTACTTATCAGTAAAAAGAGCACCAGATAGAATTCAATTATTAAAACAATTATATGAGGATGAATTATTAAGAGCATTAAATGAAGATGGCCAAAGAGCATCTGTTTATATTTCTCCTCAAACTTATTTTGGGG